AATTTTAGATACATACCAACAACCAATTCAAGAAGCAGCATCTTATGTTCCTTCTTATATGGATGCAGAACCTGATATTGATGAAACATTTACATTTAATAATCCAGTAACTGCACAAGTAGGCTTGGGTGCTATGAGAAATCAAATGGCAGAGAAAATGGGTTATGGTGATTTTGGTGGAGGTGCTCAACGAGGTGGTTTAGGTGTTAAAACTGGAAATGATGCATTAGATAAAGCATTAAATCGAGATTACTCTCAATTAGTTAAGAGGTTCAATAAGTAATAATGGCATATGTAATTGGAAATAGAATTGTAAAAGAAACAGATCCAACACTTGATAATCGAGCGTATGGAATTACTCTTCCTGTGAAGAGTGGTAATACTGGCTATTTTGAACAAGCATTTACAACATTCGACCAAGCCAAAGCAAATTTACGAAATCTACTTGCCACAAGACGAGGCGAAAGAATAATGCAACCAAATTTTGGAACTGGATTACATTCACTTCTTTTTGAACCGATGACAGATAGTGTATTCGAAACAAAATTACAAGATACAATAACTAATGCTGTTTCATTTTGGTTACCTTACATCACTATACAACAAATTGATGTGAGAATGACAGATGAAATGAAAGATAGAAATTTAGCAGAAATGAGTATTACATTTTCAGTTAATAACCAAATACAAACCGATTCTGTTACATTTTTAATACAAGGATAATTAAACAATGACACTAAATTCAATTACAAAGAAATCGAATCAGGGCAGAGATATAAAATATCTTAATAAGGATTTTGCTTCTTTTAGAAAAAATCTAATAGAATATACCAAAACCTATTTCCCAAATACATATACTGATTTTAACGAATCATCACCTGGTATGTTATTCATAGAAATGGCATCATATTTAGGTGATGTTCTTTCCTACTATACGGATGATTCTTTACGAGAATCAATGATGTTATATGCTGAAGATAGAGAAAATGTAGTTGCCCTTGCTAATTATTTAGGATATAAACCAAAAGTAATATCACCTGCAGTTGTAAAATTGACAGTATATCAATTAGTTCCAAGTAAACGAAAAACGGGTTCAACTAGTGAATTTGAACCCGATAGTAATTATTACTTACGAGTAAAAGAAGGAATGTTGTGTAAAGCCAATAATGGAACTATTTTTAGAACAACTGAACTTTTAGATTTTTCAGTAAGTGATGAAAGAGAAATTACGGTTTTTACTAGAAATAGTACATTGGGGAATTCACCTGAATATTATTTAGTAAAAAAATATGTAAATGCCATATCTGCTCAAATAAGAACTGCTGTTGTTGATTTTGGAACATCTCCTCGAGAATTCTCTGAAATTAATTTAGGAGAATTTAATGTAATAGATATTTATGATGTTCGTGATTCAAATGGTAATAAATGGTATGAAGTTCCTTATCTTGCTCAAGAAATGGTTTTTACGGATTACCCAAACTCCGAACAAACTGATAAAGATTTATCACAATTCAAAGAGTCAGTACCAAATGTTTTAAAATTAATAAAAACATCTCGTAGATTTGTAAAACAAATTAATCCAGATAATTCTACTAAATTGGTATTTGGAGGTGGGTTATCATCGGCAGATGAAACTCTTATACCAAATTTTAAAAATGTTGGTTTAGGTCTTAACTCATCAATTAGTAGATTAGAAACATCATTTGACCCTGCTAATTTCTTAAAAACAAAATCATATGGACAGGCACCAACTGGAAATATAGTAGTTTCTTATTTAGTTGGTGGTGGGATAAATTCAAATGTTGGAGTCGGAACCATCACAAAAATAGAAGCAGTTTCGTTTGATGATAATACTATAAATACAACTGATTTAAATAGAGATATTTTACAAAGAGTTAGAACATCTGTACAAATTGATAATGAATTTCCGGCTACCGGAGGTAGAGGACCTGAAACTATTGAAGAAATTAGAGAAAACTCATTAGCGAACTTTGGTTCTCAAAATAGAGCAGTAACTCGTAAAGATTATCAAGTAAGAGCATTATCACTTCCTGCAAAGTATGGTGGAATTGCTAAAGCATATTGTGCACCCGATGGAGAGTTGGATAATAATTCACCTGCTTCCATTTTAGCAAATCCTGCCGTTTTAGATCAATTTACTGCATTAGTTACTGATTTAAAAAATAGAAATCTTACTCAAACTCAAATCAAGCAAGAAGTTGAAAAATTCTTGATTGGTAAGAAAAATAATATACAAGAAAAAAATAATCCATTTGCAATTAATCTATATGTGTTAGGATATGATTCAAATAAGAACTTATCTTTTTTAAATCGTGCAATAAAAGAAAACCTTAAAACATATATGAATGAGTATCGTTTACTAACCGATGGCGTGAATCTTTTAGATGGATTTATTATTAATATAGGTGTAGAATTTGATATTCGTGTATATGGAGGATATAATAAGGCAGAAGTTTTAACTCGTTGTATTACCGAACTACAAGAATATTTTAATATTGATAATTGGTCATTTAATATGCCAATTAATATTTCCGAAGTTGAATTATTAATTGCAGGAGTCGAAGGAGTACAATCAGTTCCTTCTTGTAAAATAGTAAATAAATGTTTGGGTAATTATTCAAAACATTCTTATAATATTACTGCTGCAACTAAAGGGAAAATGGTATACCCATCGTTAGACCCTTCGATATTTGAAGTTAAGTTTCCAAATCAAGATATAAAGGGGAGGGTTTTATAATGTATCATTTTTTAACAGCATCAAAAGATGCATCAATATATTTACAACAACCAACACAAAATACGGGATTAGATGAAATATTAGAAATTTCTAAAACTTATTATGGAAGTTTAAAAGATGTTGCCAGAACATTAATTCAATTCGATTTAAATAGTTTTTCAGCATCAGTTGGTAATGGAGATATTACGTTAAGTTCGGCAGAATTAATATTAAAAGAAGCTGAATCATCTGAAATACCAATTCCATATACAATTTATATACACCCAGTTTCTCAATCTTGGGAAATGGGAGGTGGTACACGATTCGATGAAATATCAGGCGATGGTGTGACGTGGAATCGTAAATCTACTAATACCAATTGGTTATTGGCAGATTCACTTTCATTGGACTCCACTGGTTCGTATAATGGTAGAGGTGGTATTTGGTATACAGCATCTCAATCAACACAGTCATTTGATTACGATTCATCTGATTTGAGTATAGATGTATTACAAACTATTAAATTGTGGATGAGCGGTTCTCTTCCAAATAATGGATTTATCTTAAAACATAATTCTTCCTATGAAAATAATACAATTGATTATGGTCAATTAAAGTTTTTTTCAAAAGAAACGAATACAATATACCAACCAAAAATTAGAATAGGTTGGGATGATTCATCTTTCTCAACTGGGTCACTACCTGAACTTACTGCAGATGATATTCATGTCACATATAAAAGATTAAAAAGTAAATATAAACAAGGTAGTAAACCTGAAATCAGAGTGTTTGGTAGAGAAAAATATCCACTAAGAACTTATACTGATTATTACACATATAATGATGTAAAATATTTACCATCAACAACTTATTATCAAATTAGAGATATAGTTACTGATGATATTATTGTTCCATTTAGTGAGTACTCGAAAGTTAGTTGTGACTCTAATGGTAACTTTTTTAAATTAAATTTACACAATTGGGAAACTAATAGAGAATACTATATAGAAATAAAAGTTGATAGAGATGGTGTAATTGAATATTTCTTGGATAAAGATTTAACATTCTTAGTAGAAAAATAATGGCATTAAGTAACGAATTTATATTATCAGAACTGATTAAAAGTGGCTCTGCTGCACTAAGACAACCAACTGCACAAGATGGTACTCTTATGGTTAATACCTCGGTGACTACTGATGGTTCTGCATTTGGTTATGTTGAAAGACCAATTTATAACAACCAACAACTTACTAAAGCAGTTGATACTGTTGTAGATGAGTTGATTTCTGCACCAAGACAAGCAGGTCCAGAAGTTGTATTAAAAAGTGTCTATGATGATTTAAGAAAACAATTAAATGCTGCATTAGATCAAATTAAGAATTTACAAAAAGAAGTTAATGATTTAAGAACAGAAAATAAAAATTTACAAAATAGAATAGATAAATTAGTAATTGATATTGATGCAGAAAAATTATTAAAGGCATCGATAGAAAATGAAAAAGAGGCAATGACTGCTGCATTACAATCAGTTACCGTTGATTTACAAACATCAATCGTAAAGGGTACAAAAGAAGCAATTGAAAGAGTTTCTCGCGATGCATCATTACAAGGTATTCTTGCACAAAAAGAAGCTTTTACAAAAATACAAGATGATGCTAGAAAATCAATAGAAGAAGCTAATAAAACAATTGTTGGTTTAACATCCGATATTACAACATTACAATCAAATTATACAAAAGCAGTTCAAGATTTCGTAACCGCTAGAAACTAATTAAATTATGCCTACAAAATCATTTAAAGATATAATAGATAAACGAGGATATAAAGTATCCAAAGCAGATAGAGCCATTTTCGAAAGAGAAATTGGTAAATCCTACTTTGGTATGGGCGTATCTGATATGGTTGAATTTGTTCTTTATGATTCCAATAATAACCAATTACCACAAGGTGATAGTAAATTAATGGTTAGATATATTCCATTGGATGCTGAGAATATCAGAAAATATTTTTTAATCACTCAGAACACAACAAATAGAAGATTAAATGGTGCAAGTGAATATATTATTGATGTAGAAAAATTAATCGTTGAGGCAGGATATTCAAATGGTATATTTAAATCTCAGGTTACTCTTTTAAATAGAAGAGTTGGTTCCGAGAGAATTGAAAAAGATAAATTGTGGATTCACGAAATATCACCATCTCGTACCGAAATTCGTGTTCTTCCATTAGAAGACCAACAACAAAGAGTATTACCTGATTTAAAAGAACGATTAGATATTATCTTAAATAAAAAAGATTTTAGAGATGATACCATTTATTTTGTAAAATCGATGGTAGAATCAATTAAAGTTGCGGATGTATTAAAAACATTCTTAACAATCAATGGTAGTGTAGTTTCTGGCGAAAATTATGTCAAATTAATTCAGGCAGAATTTAAAATTCAAAATTGGGATTTGTTCGTAAATCAAGTTAGAGAAAAATTAATAGAGGGTGCACAATATTTTGTTGAAAATAGAGATTGGAATATTAGTTCTAACAATTATGGAAAACCACTTTCTACACCAAGAAACTTAGAACTTTCTGTAGCTAAAATAGTAGAAACTCTAAATTCAATTCTAATAAAAGTGATTGATAAATACCTACCAAAAAGAACATATCAAGAACAAAATATCTTAACTTTAGATGAGCAAATAACTTTAGATGAAGTTAAACAACTTTTAAAAACAGTCACAAGTGGTACTAAGTATGATACTGATGTATTACAAAATGTACAGCCGGTAGTTAGAGGATGTACTGATTCGAGGGCTAAAAATTACAATCCTCTTGCAAAAGAAGATGATGGTAGTTGTGTGTATGATGGAACAACACTAGGAAGTGGTATTATACCTAGACCAGACCCTACCGTAGGTAATGTAATAACAAAAACTTGGTATGGATGGAAAGACGGTTCTGTTGTAAAATATGCAAACACAACGGGTGCCCAGATGCAAAAATTCAATGATGGTGATTTGTTTACATTAACTTATTATGAAAATAGATTTGATATCGCGGCCGATAGTGATATAAGGGATTATCCAAAACCAGTAGGAACACCTACTACTCCACCAAAAGATCCAGCTAATCCAACTGGCACTACACCAACTGGTGCAGCACCAACTGGTAATACTGATGATATAGTAGTTACGTTGACAAACAATGAAAATAGACCAAGAACAGGTTTCGGTAATTCAAATCAAATTGCACCAGGTGGGCCACCTAGAGGAACTGCCGAACCATAAAAATTATTTTAATACTTAAAAATACTTATATAAAAAAGAAATAATGTCAGAGATTAACCCACGGCTTATAAGTTTTACGATTTCATCATCACCTAATGGAGCAGCCATTTTTATCAATGGTGTGAATTCGGGGTTTACTACTCCGCATGTCATGAAGTATACTGAAACCGAATTACTAATGCCTAAAACAATATTAGTTAAAAATGGTTCTGCCACTTCAGGAGAAACTTATATAATATCATCTGAATTAGTGACACAAACTTCAAATGGG